GCTTTCGCCGGGAATCGGTAATGTAGTAAATTTACCTCGAATTTGACCCAACATTTCTTTACACACTGCTAATGCATATTTACGAATCCATTGTTTCCCGATTGCATTAATGTTTTCATAAGGGAGATTATCAAACGGAAGCGTGTTCATGTTATTAATGCCATTTACACCACTTCGATAATTTGGATCTTCATCCCACGAATTATTATCAACATAAAACCTTACCCAAATTCTATTTAAATCGCCAAAGTCCCAATAACTTGGATTGGGATAAAGGCGTAAGTTGTTATTAATAATCTCATATGAATAATGAGAGGTTCGCGTATAAATTGAGTCTTCATACATTACAGCTTGCAATTTATTTTGCCATGTAGGAATAATTTCAAACGTAGAATCGTCGGCAAACTGTCCATATGTCGAGTAGTTGCCTACCACTCCAACGCCTCCATAGTAGCCGTAGAATCGCCACATAGCACGGGGAGATTGATAAAAGACCTTGGTTATAATGACTCTTTTATCCCCTACCTTACCGGAGAAGAGAACCGCTGTACCGCCATCATCAACTCCCGTAGAAGAAGCATCTGCAATAATCGTTTGGAGATCATAATCTTGTTGATCTTGGGCGGGTTTAAACGAAGCTGAATATTCCTGAACAGTCCCTCCAAAGCCTGCGACGGCTGCTGATCCATCACCTATGCGCTTAGCGTGTCCCGTTGTAAAACGAGGATATTTTAGACTTGCGCTCGTGGGGCTAGTACCTTGTAGAACCCCCAAATGGTTAAAGGTGCCTGTTTGCTCTCCCAACATATTGGAAAGAGCGTTTTTAGATTGATGAAGATTGACGATATAAGAATATTCTAAAACCGCCTCTTCATAAGCGGCATATACATTAGCCGGCGTGAGTTCAATATCAACCACATCGCCACCAAGTTTCTTATATGTGTAGTTTACCTGGACCGCTGCGCCTGACAAAAAATCGGCGGAACCCGTATATATGCCGAAGGGCAATGCCGATGCGACTTGACTAGCCGATCCCGTAGAAGTTAAGATAACCGCACTCGTTTGAGATCGTGGATTTAAATTAGTTGGCATTTAGGCTCCCTCCTTGTGTAAATAGTGCTCTATAAAACAAAACCCCCAGAGAGACTGGGGGTTCTTTTAGGATCTTAAAAAGGTCGCTCAAGTAGGAGTGGTCACAGTCTTAGCGGGTCTCTTGGTCGTCTTCCTGGTCTTTCGGGGCTTCCGCGCTTTCTTAACGGTTTTTGTCTTTGCTTCGGCTATTGGAATAGCCGTTGGAGCTACCGTCACCGGCGTTTCAGTAACCACTGGCGCCACAGCGGTATCAACCTCTGTCACTGCGTGTTGGGCACGAGCCTTATTTTTCATCCATAATCGTTTACGTGGGTTCATCACATTTCTCCTATATACTATATAGTACATTTAAATAAAAACCCCCCCAACCCAAAAGGGAAGGGGGGAAAAATGTGAAAATGTATTTTATTGTGTATTGAAAGTATAGGCATCGTTTCCGCTACCAAGCATTGAGCCATTAACTTCAATTAAGTATTTGTTGGCAGCAACACATGTGATATCTATCGTGCTACCTCTACCGTGACCACTATTGGTGGCTGCGCCAGCGATCACAAGTTGGTCATTAGATGCCGTAGCGTGCTTGCCGCCTGCGGCGTATCCATATACATTAGCATAAGTGCCCACACAGAAGGTATCTGTTCCTGAAACCAGATTGATTGTGTACTGACCGCTGCCAGCGAGGGCGGTGGCTTGAACGATTCTTACCGTCCAGCCCACTACTTGACCGGTAGCGATTGAAACAACTTTCGCGGCGGACGCCAAATTGCTTATAATCGCTTTCCCCGAATCACTCGCGGTCAATGAAACTGCGGCGGTGTCGTTTGCTATAACCGTTCCGGCGCCTTGCGTCATCTTGCCGTCCTTGGCATTGAGAAACGTGGTGCCCCCCAAACTCAACTCTCTCTTTAATCCTTGGATCAGTGCTTGGGTTCGTGCCAAGCCTACTCTTTTTGTTCCCATTTTTATAACCCTCCTTTTATAATCATGTCAAAAAAACATGGGACGAGCCTTTCGACTCGTACCTATAAGTAGTTTTAACAAGCGAAAGCCCCCGTCAAAAGACGGGGGCTTTGCATTTATTTTACTACGCTATTTTTAGGTAGTAGAACCGGCCTGACCTAAGAGACCTTGGACGATAACTAGACCGTACATATCGGGACGAACCATCTTCTTGGCGTACCGAGTCATCACGCCCTTACGGGGCACGAAGTCTTCGGGACCGAAGATCGTTGGTGTGGTCTGTAGTGGCACATAAGGTGCGTATACATATCCACTCTCTAAGAAACTGCCGCCGCGGCGACCAACCAGGATGACCGTACGTGGGAAGTAGGGATCTACAATCACGTCGAACTTCTTGGAAAGGCTACCAACCTTAACAGAACCGATGGAACCCTTATCATCATCAGCGGTAACGCTTGCGCGGAAGCCAGCCGTGAATTCAAGGATATTAGCAACTTCGGGTCCGCAGACGACAAAGTTAGCTCCACCTCGTAGAGTCTTACGATGGATCTGAGCGGACACATCATTGATGGTCTCGGCCAGAGTCTCGTACCACTCACTCACGGTACCGGTGAAATCGGGAGCAGCCGAAGATGCACCAATTTCAGCACCAGTCGTGCGGTTCACGAAGAGGCCAGGTGAGCGTGACCAGTAATAAGTACCAGCCGCTGCGCCCATGATAAGGTCTTCAAGGATCTCACGGTCGATTTCGAGAGCAATTTGCTCAGAGAGAATCGAGGTAAGCTCCACCTCTGCATCCAAGTTGTGGTATGCGTTGAGGTCTTGACCTAGCTCTGGGGTCCACTTGGCCTTGAGCTTCTTACTGATTGCCGTCACAGCAACACTGTCCACCTTGATGTCGATCTCGGGAATACGTGGGTTGTTTTCCAATCCCCATACCGTCGTACCGATAACTGAACCAAGAGCAGTGCTCGTGGTGAAGTTGTCATCAATTGGGAACGTAAGATCTAGGTTAGTAGCCGAAGCCGTAACCGTACTCATGACTGTTTGGCCGGGGGTACCATTATCGAAGCCAACAGCACCAGATGCCTGCGCAAGCACAAGAGTCATCTTATAAGCTGCATTGCTCGGATCCTGCGTGGTAGAACCACTCGACACAGAACTCAAACGACGAATGACCTTTAAGTTATTATTGACGTTAGTAGCGCTAGCCGCGAGCTTCTGGACCGCAACGAGATCCTGAATGTTAAACTGGCTAAGACCAGTGGCTCCCGTAACTTCTACGACTGCCACTAGGCTACCGGAAAGATCCGGATCATACTTACACAAGCCATCAAGCGTTGCCTGATCGGCCGCTGTAAGCTGTGGATATGTTCCCGCAAGAGTACCAACTGCGCCAGATGCAACAACAATTAGGCCTTCCATGGCCAGTCCGGTTGCTGAACCCGTTGGGGAAGAGTAACCGTTGTTGAGCGCATAGGGCCCAGCTTCCGCGTTATCTCCCGAGAGGTCAACACCACCGGTCAACTGTGCGCCGACCACGCCACCACCGTATAGGGATGCTTCTGCTGAACCATAACCCAAACGGGGAAGACCAGCACCATTAGTAGACGTAGTGAAGTCTAGGAAGAAGATGAGCCCACTTGGGAGACTCATTGGTTGAACGCTAACGAGATCGTTGGCGATCAAACCAGCAAACACTCGACGGACAATTGGGAAAGCGACGGCTGCAAAACCCTCGACATCACCTCCTGACATAGTGCTTGACTCACGGAGAAGCTCTTTCGCCTGATTTTCAAGCAAACGAGCCATTGCGTGGCGACCGCGATCATCCCCTAGACCTTCTAAGAGACCAGTGCGTTCCCACTTTTTAAGTAATGCGTTGCCTTCGCTACGCATATCACGGTTGACAATTCCTTCGGTCAACCTTTCTACGATTCCAGCCATAATATATTACCTCCTATAATTAGTTAATACCTGCTAGTTTTTTCATTCTATCCAAAAATGGATCAGTAGTTTGCGTCTCTTTACGAGAAGCACGAATAACGGAAGACGGTCGACTGATTGCCTCGCTCAGTGATTTTGGGCCACTTGTAAGTTGTGACGGCACTGCGCTTTGAAGTGTATCATATATTGTCTTTGCTTCCATAACTGAACCAGCATTGGAAATAGCTTCGGCAATTTTTATTTTTTGCCGCTCATTTAGGGAGGTATTTCTCAAAACACGGTTCGTGTAAAGCAAGCGCGCATTGGAAATGTTAACATCATGCATGTTTTCTTTCAGTTCCATAGTTACTTGCTTATACTTTTTGATTTGCCCTTTGAGTTTCTTATTTTCAAAAAGTAACTCTTCTTGGGCTTTCTTCAAATCTTTAAAATCTTTTTCAACATCTGTGCTGCGGCGGTAGGCCATTTCTTTTTCAATTTCCCATTTAAGGGCGTCCGGAGAACTTCCGGCCCAGCCGGACTTTTCGGCGCGCATGTCCACAGTAAGTTTTTCCATAATACTATCAATAAGTTCTTGGGGGATGTCGATGTCTTCGCCTATCTCTTCCGGCATGGCCTTTTCGTCTTGTTCGGTTGCGGCCGCCGTTTCTGCTGCTGAAGCTTCACCTTCGCCAGCGCTACCGGTCGCATCAGCCATTTCGCCGGCGCCTTGTGGATCCTCGTCATCATCTTCTTCAAGGACCTCTTCATCACTTAACATCGATGCCAATTCTTCTTCATTGATCTCAAAATCTTCTTCCATCCCTTCTTGGAGTTGACGGATGGTTTCTTGCAACGCATCTAGGTCTACATTTACTTCGATGTCTTCGCCAACATCGGGAGTAGACCCAAGGTTCTTGCCCTTCAAATGCGAAAAGCCATCGGTTGCAGCTAGTGGAATATCTTCGTCTTCTAGAATAGGCTCTCCCTCTTCTTCTTCGGGGGCCATCGGTGCGGCCGGGGCTGCGGGGGCGGGGTCGCCTCCAAGGTCGCCTCCTAAATCAAGGCCGCCGCCTGGATCGCCTCCTAAATCAAGCTCACCTTCGGGCTGTTCCAACAACACATCAAGCGTCTTTCGAACTTCATCAGAATACTTTTCAACAATGGTTGCCTCGGCATTTTTCAACGCGACATCGCGCAATGCCTTAGCATCAATAAAGGCTTCCTTTAACAAAGTTGACATTTAATATCTCCTAAAAAAACGGTTTTTCAAAATAAATAGTATTGTTTATCACAAAAAGACGATATTATGTGCCACTCTTATTTATAATCCACCAATTATGACCATCCGAATGAAATGTTCTAATGGAGTAATTATTTTTAAGGGTAATCTCGTTAGACAGATCCATCAAACCATCCAGCATTCAAATCTTGAGATGTAATTATAGTACCAGATACAGCGTTGTAGGCCATTAAAGATGTCTCCTTGTATTAATTAGAAGACAAACCAGTTACTACCATCTGAATAGAGGTTAACGGCCGGCATTGTTCCGTTCAGTTGATAAAAGTCTTTATCTTCTACTGAAAAGTTGCCGGCCGGGTGAGACCCAGAAATATAAACCGTGCTGCTGGGCCTATTATTATATTCATCCTTCACTATCAAAAGGGCCCCCGCGCCTACGGTAGACGCACTGGGTAAATATAATGTTTGATCGAAGCTAGCGCTGCACCCTATAATATAATCATATGTTACAATATTATACGTCGCTGTAGTTACCTGTGCATAATTTCCGCCAAATGCTTTTACCCATACGCGCTGATCGGTAGCGGACGCACTAAGTACATAATTAGAAGATCCGGAAATAACCAAACTACCGGAACGCATATGAGTATCATCAATACTGTCCCCAAAATAAGTTGAACCAGTAGCATCAATAACAGCGATATCTTCAATGTGATAAACGCTAGCACTGATAGTGCCAGTAACAATAAGGTTGCCCGATAAAACAACAGTATTTGGTTGGTAACTATACCGTGATGCTGTGTGATACAGCAAGTGAGCAGAACCTGTGGTCCCTCCTGCTGATTCAGTTACAAACTGCAGAGAACCATTAGGACCAGCGGATCCTGAGCCGCTTGATCCTGCGTCGGAGCAATCTATGTATGCCCAACCAAACTTCGCCATCGCTAGCCTACTCCTGACGAACCTGACCAGCTAGGACCTTCACTTGTTTCAACACTTCCTATAGCGATCCCTGTTAAGCCGGCAACAACATCAAACTCGTATATTGTAGCATCTTCTGACATAAACCATAGCTCACTGACTTTTAAATCTAATGGTCCACGTAAACTCGAACTTGGGTGTACTCTGAAATTATAGCCGGGACCTTTATTATGGAGACCATTTTCACTAAAAGCAACCCTCAATTGTCGGCCGGCCGGCTCTTGTGCGCCGGCGCGTGGTTCAATTTGTACCCATTTGGTTACTGCGGGGAATCTAACCACGATACCGCTCCCGCTTACGTGTGCCACACAAGACCCGCTAACAAAGGGCTTACCACTGACTTGATACGACCCTACATTGTTAAGTCCCGGTACTAACATCCAAGAATTTGCTGGCATTGAAAATCTCCTAAATTATAAATATTCATTATAAATAGTCGCTAATTATTTCTATTACGTTTTTGTTGTAGTCTCAGCCGTTTTCGTTCTTCTTTTAGCCTCATCCGTTGTGCGCGGATGCGTTTTTCCTTTTTAGCTACGGAAGGCTTTTTATAACGCTTTCTATTTCGAACTTCTTCAATGATCTTTTCTTTCTTAACTTTCTTTATGAATCTTCGAATCATTCGTTCCGTATTGCCACGACATTCTTTTGCTGTTACTAATACATTACCTTGCTTGGCCATAGTTCCCCTACTTTATTGATTGCCAAATATGCGAAGCATTACCGAGAATAGAACTAATATCTACCCCCGCATCTCGTGGATCCCCTAAATCAGGTGCGCCGCCTTGACTTTCCCTGTTCTTCATCGGCTGTGTACCCTCAAAAAGGTCGACACCGTTATAAGACGAACCTCCAATCGAATCCATCAATTTCTGTCGATGCTCTTGGAGCTTTACCCGGGTCTCTTGTGA